CCAAGAGAATTCCGTGAAGCCCGTCCGTCGCCTCCTGCAGAAGGAGGGGGACATGTTCGCCAACTATGTGTACCTGCCCCACATCGGGGACAAGGTGGCGAAAGCTCAGGCCTTCCGGGCGCTGGTAAAGGAGGGTCGAGTTCGCTTCCCGCGCGGCAATCCGCTCGTGAAGCGCCTCGTGGACATGCTCATCAGCTTCCCGCGCGGTCGGTTCGATGACGGCGTGGACGTGTGTGGCCTGCTCGGACGCGGCATCGCCGACATGGTGCCTGCCGAGAAGCCGGCCGTGGCCAAGCGCCCGCCGCCAAAGGTATTCACCGAGCCGTGGTATGCGGCAAGGGAGCGGCAAGACCGCGCCGAAGACGAGAAGAAGTCGCGCTACTACGACTGATCGTCCGTTGATGCCACGGGCAGAACCGGCAACGTGACGGCAAATGACCTCGCGAATCCGCCATGACTGACCAGCCGATTGCCGCCCTCGAAACCGGCATTGCGATGGCCGCCGACCCCGATCCCGATCGCGCCAGGAAGCTGAGCCGCGAGCAGGCCGACGTGAAGCGTTGGACGCAGCGGTTCGAAGAGGCCCGGGAATACGACAAGGACGCCCGCCGGCAGTACGTCAAGAACCGGCGCCAGGCGCGCGGCGACTCGGGCTTCATGGTCGACGCCAACCTGATCGGCACGTACATCGACATCCTGGAGTCGTTCCTCTACGCCCGGAACCCGGACTTCGACGTGTCGCCCGGCCCGGCGCACCGCATGCCCAGCCCTGAGCAGCTGCGGGACGTGATCGAGTCGAACGAAGAGCTGATGGCCCAGCTGCAGCAGCAGGCCGAGGCCGACGCCATGGAGGTTGGCCGGCAGGTGGCCACCGACTTGGTTGGCATGGGCGTGGACCAGCAGCAGGCCATCGCCCAGAGCATGCAGGCGCAGGAGTCCTTCCTCGCCCAAGGCGGCGTCGAGAAGCTGGTGAACGACGAGGTGGTGAAGCTGCGCAAGCAGTACGCCCGCCGCTCGCGCGAAATGAAGCAGTTCGCCGAGACGCTGGAGGCCGTCGGCACCCAGATGTGGAAGGACGCCAACCTCAAGCGCCGCGGCCGGCCGTGGGTGCGTTCGTCGCTGACCATCGGCGTGGGCGTGCTGAAAGCCTCGTGGCAGGAGCGCACGGAGATCTCGCCGGAGACGCAGACGGCCATCAACGACCTGCAGCAGAACATTGCCCGGGCGCGCGCGCTCAAGACCGAGATCGAGGACGGCTCTGCCGGCGTGATCGCTGGGGCATGGGACACGGTGAAGGGAGTCTTCGGGCAGGACCAGGAGGCCAAGCTGGCAGACCTGCAGCGCCAGCTCGAAACCATCCAGAAGGGTGCGGAGCGGGTGGTTGCGCGCGGCTTTGTGGTCGACGTGGTGGACGGTGAGAACTTCCAGACCGCGCCGGGATTCACCATCGCCAATCACCTGGATGCGCCGTGGAACGCGGACATCTCCTTCCTGTCCTACGAGGACGCGCTGGCTCAGTTCGGTCCGTACCTGGCCACCTTCGACCCGAAGGGCAGGGCGGAGGAGATCCTGGGCAAGGCGACCCGTTACTCGCCGCGCAAGCCCTGCATGGGTAAGGACGAGAGCATTGCCGCCGGCGGCGACGTGGACGCCAGCGAGGCCGACGCCTACACCACCAGCCCGGACACCGGCTTGGCCAGCTTCGTGCGCGTCGTCGAAATCTGGGACGCGGTGAGCAACTCGGTCCTGACCACGATCACCGGCGTGCCGTTCTGGGTAAAGCCGAGCTTCAACCCGCCGGCCACAACCCGGTTCTACCCGTACTTCCTGAACTGCACGTCCGAGGTGGATGGACAGCGCCACCCGCAGAGCCTGGTCACCCGCTCGACCAAGCTCATGGACGAGTACAACCGCATCGGCTCGGCCGAGGCCAAGCACCGCCAGCGCATCATCCCTAAGACCGGCTTCAACGCAGGGGCGATGACCGACGAGGAGGCCAAGAAGCTGGAGAAGGCTGTCGTCGGCGAGATGGTGCCGGTGAAGACCACGCGGCCTGATCTGGACCTGCGCACGATCCTTGTGCCGATCGCATACCCGCCGATGGACCCGCAGGTCTACAACCGCGCCGGCATCGTGGCTGAGCTGGAGCGCATCTGGGGCATCCAGGAGGCGCTGTCCGGCTCGGTCAACACGGCCAAGACCGCCACCGAGGCCGACATCCAGCAGCAGGGCTTTCAGGCGCGCAGCAGCAGCCGGCGCGACAGCCTCGAATCCAGCCTGAGCGACCTGGCGCAGTACACCTGCGAGATATCCCGCGTGTACCTGACCGACGAGGACGTGCGCTTCATCGCCGGCCCGGCCGCGTTCTGGCCACCGTACATGGGGCCGGATGACCTGACCGAGTTCGTGCGCATCGAGATCCGCGCCGGCTCGTCGGGCAAGCCGAACACTGCGCTGGAGCGCCAGTCGTGGGCCAACCTCCTGCCGCTGCTGCAGCAGGGCATCGGCCAGATCGGCCAGCTGCGCGGCGCTTCGCCCGAATCGATCGCCGACGCCATGGAGCAGCTGATGCGCCTGACGGCCGAGCGCAGCGGCGAGCGCTTCGACATCGACCAGTTGATCCCGCAGAACGACGGCACGCAGCCGGCCATGCCCGTGCAGGGCAGCGCACCGCCTCCGCAGGGCGGCAATGCAGGCCAGCAGCCGCCCGTCGAAGCAGCACCTCCCGGCGGTGCACCGTCCGCCGATCCCCTCGCAGCAGCCTGATAGGAGCACCACGTGGACAATCAGCACCGCCAGATCAAGGGTTATCGCGAACTCTCGCAGACCGAAATCGACCTGATGAACGAGATCAAGACCAGGGGCGCTGAACTGGGCGAGCTCGTCCAGAAGCTAGAAAAGAACCAGACTCAGATCACCGCCGAACACGGCACCGGTGATGCCGAGCCGTTCCGCTGGATTGCCATCGGAAAGACGCACCTGCAGCAGGGTCTGATGTGCCTGACCCGGGCTGTGGCCAAGCCCGAATTTTTCTGATGAGCGCCCCGTACCTCTCCTGGATGGCCCAGCGCCACCGCCTCACGCTCGCCATCTGGCGGGTCTTCGACAGCTGGAGCAAGTGACATGCCCGACCCGACCGAAACCCCGGCCACCGCGCCGGACACCACCCCGACCGACACCACCGCTGACGCCCTGGCCGCGCTGGACGCTGGCATTGCTGCTGCTGATGGTGGCGAACCCACCCCGGAAGCTGTGCCTGCCGCACCGGTGGAACCCGCAGCACCGGCAGACCCTGCGCCGGCCGATCCCGCTCCGCAGGACCCGCCGGCCGGTGATACGCCGCCCGCTGATCCGGCCGCCGATCCCAACGCTCCGCCGGCAGACCCGACAGCTCCGCCTGCTGCCGAGCCGGACGCCGACACCGAGGCTGAAATCGCCTCGATGGGCCTCAAGGACAAGACCGCCGAGCGGTTCCGCACCCTGGCTGGACAGGTCAAAGAGCTGGCTCCCATCCGCGACGCGCTGAAGGCGGCCGGCATCGAAGACGTCGCGAGCCTGCCGCAGCTGGTCGAGCGCTCGAAGGTGGGTGAGGACATGGTGCAGATGGTCGTCGCCACTGGCGCCAATCCGGAGCAGTACGGCGCAGCGCTGGACTACCTCGGCCTGATCGGCAAGGCCCAGCGCGGCGACATGGCTGCCGCTGGCCAAGCCTACGATGTGATGGCCAAGGAGTTGTCGGTCCTGGCCCAGATGCTCGGCAAGGAAGTGCCGGGCGTGCACGACCCGCTTGCCGCCCATGCCGACCTGCTGGCCGAAGTGCAGGCCGGTGACTTGACGCGCGCCCGTGCCCTGGAAATCGCATCGACCCGTGCGCAGGGGCAGTTCAGCACCGCCGCGCAGCGGCAGCAGGATGAGCAGCAGCAGGCTGCCCAGCAGGCGGAGGAGGCCGGCATCAACTGGCTCAAGCAGTTCGACGCCGATGCCCGGGCGCAGGACCCCAGCTACCTGGCCAAGCGCCCGGCGCTGGATGAGGCGGTCGCCAACATCCGCCGCACCCTGCACCCGAGCAAGTGGCCGGAAGCGACCGCCCTGGCCTACGCCCGCATCCAGGCGCCTGCACCGGTGGCAGCCGCACCGGCAGCGCCCGCTGCTCCGGCCCAGCCGCGCCCCGGCCCGATGCGCGCGGGTGGCCCGCGCCCGGTGATGGTTCCGGCCTTCGACGACCCGATGAAGGCGTTGGAGTTCGGCATCGACCAGGCCAACGACGCCGCAGCCTGACCGCACAGGAACCCCGCTTCGGCGGGGTTTCTCGTCTCCGTTGACGCGTTGCACGGGCCGGGCAATCTGGCCCTGCGGCTGACAACCGCGCCACGCATGCAGAAAGCCGGGGTCGCGCCCGGTAGGGCAGATAGAGGCTTCGCCCCCCTCGAACGTGGATGGAAGCACAACCCCATTCCCTTCGAGGACACCCTCATGCCGTTTTCTACCGCGCAGCTCGCGCAGGGCGCCAATTACACCCTCGAGAGCTACTCCACCACCGACCCGGTGGACCAGATCTCTGTCGCACACCGCACCTTGGACCTGTTCATCAGCTCCAAGGAAGTCTCGTTCTTCGGCAACGGCATCTTCAACGAGAAGATCTTCGTGTCGAACGACAGCAACTACCAGAACTACAGCGGCGCCGACCAGGTCACGTACAACGAGCGTGACCCGAACCGCCTGGCCAAGTTCCAGTACTACAGCAACCACGAGGGCTTCTGGTTCGATGAAGACCGCCTGATCGCCAACGGCATCAACATCGACGATGCCGGCGTCGCGGTGGCCAGCTCGGGCGAGAAGGAGCAGCTGGTGAACCTGCTGCAGTCCAGCTGGCGCGCCATGAAGAACGGCATCCAGGAAGGCCTTGCCCTCGAGCTGCTGCAGAACGGCTCGCAGAGCGCCAAGGCCGTCCCGGGCCTGGACCACATCGTGTCGACCACCCCCGGCACCGGCGACATCGTCGGCGGCATCAACGCTGGCACCAGCACCTACTGGCGCAACAACGCCAGCATGGCCATCGCCTCGGGCGGTGTGGTCGCGGCGCTGGATGCGATGTACGACGCGTGCGTGCGCTACGGCGGCGCGATCCCGACCGACATCCGTTGCGGCCAGGCCTTCCTCAACGCCTACAAGGCCGAGGCGAAGACCGAGGTCAACCGCCAGATCATCATCGGCGCCAACGGCGGCACCGGTCTGGACGCTTCGGTCACTGCGGTGTTCTACCGCGGCATCGAGCTGGTGTGGGACCCGACCTTCGAAATGCTGGACGCGAAGCTGGGTGCGATCACCTACCCGTGGACCAAGCGCTGCTACCTGCTCAACCGCAACTTCATCAAGTTCCGCCCGGTGAAGGGCCACTGGATGAAGAAGCGCAAGCCGGAAAAGCTGCCGGACCGCTACGTCACCTACTACGCGCAGACCAACAAGTACGGCCTGACCGCGTCGAAGCGCAACGTCCACGCCGTCCTGTCCATCGCCTGATCCGGGCGCCCCGGCTTCGGCCGGGGCCTTCCCCCAGCTACAGAGGAACCGCCCCATGAAGTCCACCCCGATCACTGATACCGCGTTCAAGACCGGCAACAGCCCGTTCCTGCGCGGCGGCAGCGCCACCTTCTCCAACCTGTCGGGCACCGCAGCAACGCTGCAGGGCGCCGACACGCAGGCCGGCACCTACACCACGATCGCCACCCTGGCTGCCAACAGCCAGACGGAGGTCCAGAACCTGCCGCAGTGGATCAAGTTGTCCGCCGCCGGCACCGTCTACGCCACGGCTGGCTGACAACTCCGGGCGGCCCGTTCGCGGGCCGTTCCCATCCAGATTCCCGTAGGAGGGAACATGAGCAAGCAGACCATCATCGCCACCGTCGTGCTCCTGACCATCGAGCGCAGCCGGGAGGTCACGATCTCCGACACCGTCTTCGAGCACGAGGTTCCGATCCTGGAGCTGATCCACGGCGCGGAGAACGTCAACGTCACCGACGACGACTACCACGCCATCGAGCTGCCGGACAACGCCACGCAGGAATACCAGCGTCTGCTGTCGAAGTACGGCGACAAGTACAAGCCGGTGATCGACCAGGTGTTCCCCGGCGGCGCGCGCGACGTGGGCAAGGAGCTGGGCATGTCGCTGGGCCGCGACAGCTTCAAGAAGCAGTCCGAAGCGGTCATCCACAGCCGCCTGCCGCCCCGTCCTGGCGAGAAGCAGGAGCAGGACGACGCCAGCAACGACGCGGCAGTGCAGCGCGCCGCTGCGGCCCTCGTCGAGGCAGCCCGCCCCGCCGCTGAAGCGCCGAGCATCACCGGCCCGGCCAATCCGCCGCCGGCGGCTGAGGTCACCGTCGACGACGGTAGCGAAGAGCTGACCCATGCCGAGCTGCGCGAAGAGCTGACCCGTCGCGGCATCGAGCACAAGGGCAACGCCTCCAAGGCCGACCTGCAGCAGCTGCTGGACGACGCCAAGGAAGTCGACGGCAAGACCCTGGGCGGCTGATCGGCCGGCAGTAGGAAGCAACCAGGCGGGCTGGGGAAACCCGGCCCGCCTTACAAGAGGGCTCCGATGAGCATCACCGACCCCATCCAGTGCGCATGCGCCAGTAACGACGGGAACAGCACGCTGGCTCAGCTACGCAAGCGGCTGATGGTGCGCCTCGGCTTCGCGGCGCAGGCGAACAACCCGCCGCCGGGCATGAAGGAGCTGCTCAACGATTTCCTGTACGGCGCCCAGGTGGCGCTGTTCCGCCGTCCGAACGGCGAATTCAAGAACGAGCGCTGGTTCTCGTGGCCGCTGGTGGCCGGCCAGCGCCTGTACGACTACCCCGACAACATCGAGCACGACGCGCCGCAGAACTGCCCGGCGGTGATCGACCCGCGCCAGGTGACGTGGGTTGGGCGTGAGCGCGACGGTGTGTGGGCCGAGATGGCGCAGGGGATCAACCCGCGCTCGTACACGACCAGCGAGCTGACCGGCCTGCCGCAGCGCTATGAGTTCCGCAACTGCATCGAGATCTGGCCGGCGCCGGACGAAACGCTCGGCAGCCTCGTGATCAAGGGCAAGTTTGACCTGAGCCGGTTCACCGAGGACACCGACAAGACCACGATCGACAGCGAGATCGTGTTCCTGCTGGCGCTGGCCAACGCCAAGCAGCACTACCGGCAGGCCGACGCGCAGACGTACATCCAGCAGCTCGAGGTGATGATCAACAACCTTGTGGCTGGCACACACGGCACGGCGCGGTATATGCCGGGTCCGCCGACAGGTGAGGCCGTCTGGGTTCCGCCGCGGCCAGAGGTGCCGTTCCCATGACGGGCCGCATCGTCACGCTTACCGCCATCAAGGGCGGCATCAATCGGCTGCGCACGAAGGGTGGCGCTGACCCGGCGACCCTGTACGACCTGGTCAACGGCTATGTCGATCAGGCCGGCGTGCCGCGCTCGCGCCCGGGCTCGAAGACCAAGGTCAACCTGCCGGTCGGCGCCACGAAAGGCATGTGCGCCTACGACGGCAAGCTGATCGTCTTCAGCCACGTGCCGCAGGACATTCCGGCCAGCACGCCGGTTACCGAGTGCGAGGTGCTCAAGCATCCGACGACCCCGGACCTGCCCCTGAAGGAGATTCACTTCGCGGGACCGTTCCTGGGCTACCTGTACGTGGCGGCCGAGTTCATCAACGGCGACGTGTACCACTACTGGCTCCAGCGCGGCACGACCTGGGAACCGGGAAAGGTGTATCTCCCCGGGGCCTTGGTGGTTCCGACCGATCCGAACGGCATCGCCTACCAGCTCGACAGCGGCATCGAGACGCTGCCGGTCTGGGTCCGCAACGTGGCCCGCACCGTCGGCGAGGTCGTCGTACCCACGACCGACAACGGCTACAAGTACACGGTGACCGATGCCTTCGGCCCCGCGCCGCGCTCTGGCGCCATTGAGCCGACCTGGCCAACGTCCGAAGGCGCCACGGTGTTCGAAGACAGCGACGTGGCCACGCCGACGCCGGTGGTGGGCGAGCAGTCCAACAACAACACGCTGCCGCCGGACGTGGCGGACCGTTACCAGTTCGCGCGGCCGGCAGGATCGAACGCGCTGGAGGCCAACTGATGGCGGCACCTCTCTGGCAAGCGGGCAACCTCTACCTGCCCGGCGATCTGGTACAGCCGATCACCCAGCCTGCGCCGAATAACCCACAGGTCACCAACGGCAACTTCGCCAGCGGCGCGACCGGATGGACCTTCAGCGGCTCAGCCGGCTATGTGGCCACCGGCGGGTATGGCGGTGGTGGCGCGGCGCGCCTGCCTGGCAATCAGGCCGACGGCGTAGCTCTCAACAACACGCTGCTGGTGGTTCCCGTTGGCGGCAAGCTGACGGCTACCTCGATGATCGCGCAGGGCGCATCGTCTGCCGGGCGCACGTCGGGTTGGACGGAGATCCAGTGGTTCGACGGGCTGAACACCTTGCTGCAGACCGACATCGGCAACAAGGTCGACAACGGATCGGGCGGGGCCTGGCACCAGTCGCTGGTCGCCGCCACCGCGCCGGCAACTGCCGCATACGCGCGCGCGGCCATCCACCTGACCTCCGATGCCGGGCACAACGACCAGATTCTGGGCGATAACCTATCGGTGAGCGGCGCGACCGCTGGGCTGCCGGAAGGGCTGGTCTACAAGGCGGTGCAGGCCGAATCGGGCACCTCCGGCAGCAGCGAGCCGGCCTGGCCGGGCATCCTGGGCCAGCAGGTCATCGACAACGAGGTGATCTGGGAGGCGGTGACCACCAGCCGCATCACCTGGACCGCCGCGCCGCGCTACGTCAGCGGCACCACCGAGCCGGCGTGGCCAACCGATATCGGCGCCATGGTGCAGGACGGGACGATCAACTGGCGCGCGGTGTCTCGGCGCGTGGACGATGAGCGCTGCCCGCGCACAAAGGTCGTCGCGATCGTGGCGAGCAAGGTGTTCGCCGCCGACAAGGACATTGTGAAGTACAGCGCCACGGCCAACCCGCTGGACTGGAGCACTGCGGACGACGCCGGCTACCTGCCGACCGGGCTGCAGCAGGCGAACTCGAACGACATGGCGGTGCTGGCGCAGTACCGTGCCAACCTGGTCGCGCTCAACGCCAGCAGCTTCCAGAACTGGCAGGTGGACCCGGATCCGGCTTCCATGGCGCTGCTGGACCAGATGGATGGCGTGGGCTCGCAGTGGCAGAAGGCCGCGGTGCCCGTGGCTAATGATCTGGTGTACCTGTCTCAGCTGGGTGTGCGCACGATCGGCATCGCCAATGCGGCGGAGAACCTGTCGGCGGGCGACATCGGCGCGCCGGTGGACGTGCTGATCCAGCAGGCCATGCTGTACGCGGACCGCACCGGTCTGCCACCGCTGGCCACCTACTACCCGGGTGCTGGCCAGTACTGGCTGGCGTTCCCGAACTACCCGCCGCCGGCGCTGGGCATCTTCGGCGCGCTGCCGCCGGGCGGCTGCGGCGATCTGGTGAATTACGCCTACGTGGTGGCCGGTGGCCTGCCGCCGTACAGCGTGGAGGTCGTCGCCGGCGCGCTGCCTGCTGGGCTGAGCATCGACAGCTCGGGACTGGTGACGGGCGAGATGGCCACTGGCGGCGATGGCATCTGGACACTGCGCGTCACCGATGGCCTGGGCGACACCGCCGACCTGGTCGAGAACCGCACGGGCTCCAATGGTTTTTTTAAGTACCTGACCACTCGCCTGTACCCGATGGAGGCACCGGTCGAGTCTTTCTCGCTGTCGTCGGTGGTGGAGAGCGCGACGTTCCGCAACATCTACCACGCCTACGAGATCCCGACGGAAGCGGTCAGCCTGGCGTCGAGCGTGGAGGCCGGCACGCTGCGCCCGCTGTTGCAGACCGTCAACGTGACCGACTCGATGTCGCTATCCAGCACGGTTACCGACGGCACGCTGCGCAACATCCTCAAGGCCTACAGCGTGCCGGCTGAAGCAGTGCAGCTGTCCTCCGCCGTTGAAGCTGGAACGCTGAAGCAGACACTCATCACCACCAACATGGCTCCCGAGGCTATCGGGCTGTCGTCCAGTGTCGTAGGAGGCACCCTGACATGAGCAACAACGTCCTCAACGCCCACGAAGGTTACGAAGGCTGGTACAAGATGGAGGCCTTCCGCGTCGACGCGGAAGGCGTGGAGATCCCGGGCACTCGCCGGATCGCGGCCGATTGGTTCCCGAACCTCATCACGGATGCAGGACTGGACCTGTTCGGCACGCTGAGCGGCGCAAGCTCGACTGTTTTCGCGTTCTGCAGGGTCGGCTCGGGCAACACGGCCCCGGCGTTTTCAAACACCGCGCTGGTGTCGCAGGTGGCCTTCAGCTCTACCGAGCAAGCCATCACCAGCGGGGTCAACCGGACTGGCACTTTCTACGGCTGGCGGCGTCGGACGCTGCGTTTTGCGGCAGGCGTGGCAACCGGGACGCTCGCCGAGGTTGGGGTTTCCGCAACCCAGACTGGATCGCTCTTCAGTCGAGCGCTCATCCTCGACGGAGGCGGTGCGCCGACCACGATCACGGTGCTGTCGGACGAAGTGCTCGACGTCACCTATGAGCTGCGGTGCTACCCGACCTTGTCCGATGCCACGGGCACGGTGAACATTTCGGGCACCAACTACAACTGGATCGCCCGCCCCCTCAACAACGCGACCTATGATTTTGCCTGGTCCGGAACCGTCGGCACCGGAATTGGTCCACGCCTCTCGGCTGGCGGCCAGAACAGTGCATCAGCCTTGGCTGACCTTCCTGCGCAAAACGCGATCGTCAGCGGGCTGTCCCCCGTGGGCTCGATCACGGCGCTCACCTACACGGCTGGGCAGTACGCAAGGTCGTTCCGTTTTGATATAGGGCTGAACGACGGAAATATCGCGGGTGGAATCGGCGCGTTCTGGGCTGGCAACGACACCAACGGGACCGGTTACTGCGGCCTGTGGGTGTGGGGTCTTACCCCCAAGCTGCCCAAGACGAACCAGACCGTGGCCACCTTCACCATCCGCTTCAGCTGGGGGCGCTACACCCCATGATCCCGGCGGGCGGCCTCTCCACCATTCCTCAGCCTGCTCAGTTCCTGGAGCAGGTGAACTCGACGCTGCAGCCGCTCATCGACTACGAGATGGGCGGCGCAGCGTTGAACGATCCGTCGCAGGGCCTGTGGGTTCAGCTGTGGCGGGTGAGGGTGGATGGCAGCGTGGTGTACCTGGGCCCGGACGGCGGCACGGAGCAGCCGGCCTTCAGCCGCCCGGGCATCACGGAGGTGGCGCTGGCGTTCGACCAGAACATGCAGCCCGCAATTGCCTTTGTGCAGTCCGGCGTGGCTTGGCTGTGGTGGTTCGACACTGCGGTGCCGGGCATGGTGTTCACCCAGTTCCCGGGCATCCTCAACCCGCGCCTGACGCTGGACGACAAGCGGCCGGGGCAGGTGGGCAATTCGGACGTGATCCTGGCCTACCTGCGCGCCGGCTCGCTGTACTACCGCCAGCAGCGCGATCGCTACCAGACCGAGTTCCTGCTGAGCGCCGACCCGCCCTGCGGCGGCCTGGCCGCGGTGTGCATGTCCACTGGCAACCGCCTGCAGTTCGCCTTCGGGGGTGCCTGATGCAGTCCACCGTGTTCGTCTACACCATGAAGCAGGGCAAGGCCGGTTCCTGGAGCCGCTACCTGTTCCCGTTCTCCGTGGATGCCTTCGCCCAGCTGGGCAACGATCTCTATGTGCGGCATGGGGATGAAATCAGCGCTGTGACTGACTTTGCGCTCGGCGACGATGTGGGTGGCGAGACGATTCCGTTCGGCGGGACCGTCTGGTGGCCGTACCTCGATTTTGGCACCCCCAGCGTCACGAAGATGATGGAGGGGT